CAGCAGCCATACGAGGTGAAAATGATTAATTGGAAGCCAGAGGCATTACAGGAAGCGGTAGACGCATGGTTTGGCTACCAGGTGAACCTATCGACCGAGATTGCTAAGCAGATCAGCAAAGCGCTGAATGCCGCTATAGAGGCGCAAGGTGATTTATATCAAAACGGATACAAGGCTGGTTTGGAAGAAGCTGCTAGGATCGCACAAGATCCTTGCTACACATACACCGGCGAGTTTATAGCCAAACGCATTAAGGAGTTAAAGGGTGACTGACTATTCAGACCTTGTAAAGCGATTGCGTGGCAAAAAGTTAAACTGCACTTGCGCCGCTAAGTCAGCCAGCGAATGCTGTTGCGACACAGATTGGCCTGAGAGTTCTTGTGATGAAGCCGCCGACGCTATTGAGCTTTTACAGCGCGAACTAAAGTGCGCGAATGAACTATGGGAGCAGCAAAAGGAACTGGCTTTGGAATATTTGGCTGACATAGAAAAGGCTAATGAGCGGATTGAGGAGCTAGAGAGGCAAGAAGCAGACGCTTTAAGAGAGGCAACAATACTTGCCGAAAGTCTCTCAAGACATTGGCCTGATAATACTTGCTGGCGTCCATTAGAAGAAACTACTGGCGTGATTACGCAGATTAGTAATATGTGCGCTGGATTAAACGAACGCATCGCTGAACTAGAGGAAGCGTTAAAGCCGTTTGTTCCAGATACAGACATAAACGCAGAAGAATATACCAGCGTTTGGAACAACCATTTGATACAAGCTCGTAAGGCATTAGGCGAATGCGGTGAATAGAGCAACTAATCTCCGCATATGTCCCTATCGGGAATAACAGAGGCGAAACTAGCCCATAAAAGTAATATCTTTACTGAGCGGGAAATATTACAAATCCAGCATAAACTTGGATTATGTCGCATTTAACATACGGCAAAATGCCATGTTCGTGATACAAAAGTATCAAATATGACCCACAAAGCTTACAAATGATCCAAATATGGTTTGGCATTTGGTATAAAAACATAGTGAGCTATGAAACGAAATTCTATAAATCAGATTAGACGTTGAGGGAGAGGCAGATGCTTAAACTTGTTACTTTGTTGGCACTGGTTGCTTTGCCAGCTCAGGCTGAGACGACCTACTTTTACGGCAACAACGGCCAGAACATTGGCACTGCGATGTCTGCCGGCAATGCCACGTTTTACTACGATGCTCAGGGCAACAATGTAGGCACAGCTCTGCCAGCTGGTAACACGACCTATTTTTACGGGAACAATGGGGAGAGCTTTAGCGCTCAGACTGTCGGCGGTCGCCAGCGGTAAGTTATTTAAACGACCCTATTGCAAGTGTCAGCGACTTGAGTTGTATTTGGTATGTCGCGGAGCATGCGCGACGACTACCTCTTTGCTTCGAGAACCCGTTGGCAGAAATGCTGGCGGGTTTTTATTTTGCGCTAAGGCCAATATGAACACCGAAGATCTTGAGCGTATCAGAGATGAAGGCCAAGAGATTATCGAGTATGTCATGGCGCAAAAAGACTGCAGCTTACCAGAGGCGATAGAAGAGGTCACAGCCTGGTTGATCGGTGAGATCCTGGGATTAGAAATCGAGCGGGTGACGCTACACTGATGACGACTGAAAATTTTTCCGGCCCGAATAAATCTACCGCTAAGCCAAAAGCTAGTAAGGCGGCTTCGGGCAAGTCTGTCAGTAAGGGAACACCCCAAGAGATAACAAACATAGCTGCCAAGATAGCCAGTAAGCCAGAAAGAAAGATAACAGGTAGACCACCAATCTACACAGAGGATCTAGCCAAAGAGTTCTGCAGACGGATAGCGATGGGACGATCGCTGAGATCAGTTTGCGAAGATGATGATATGCCAGATAGCTCGACGGTTTTTGAGTGGAAGAAAAAGCAACCTGGCTTCACGGAACAATACGCGCACGCGACGGAAGAACGCGGCCTGACGTATGGCGACTTCATCTCAGATCTAGTGTTTGAAGTGTTGGCTGGTGAGTATGAGGTAGATCGCGCAAGATTGGCGCTGGATGGCCTCAAGTGGACTGCGGCTAGGTTAGCACCCAAACAATACGGAGAGCGCACCAGCGTCGAAGTAACGGCTGATATAGGGCAAACTGCAGCGAATGTGTTGATGGAACTTACAGCTCGCGCAAAGCAAGCCAAACAGCTTGAGCATCAGGTAGTAGACATCACACCAAATAAGGATCTCCCTAGATAAGGGAATGCTTAGCTATATAAATCAATAGCTTACAAAACAGTCCACCGATACTCCTAGGAAAATGCGCTTTTCCAGGGCTTTCCGGTGCTTGAGACCCCCCCTATGGGCGACCACCCCGAGGGGCGGGTGTATAAACACACCCCCTCTCTCGCTAAAAAAATATAAAAATTAATAACTCCTACAATTGACCGTGTTCATAAACGAATTGCAGCTTGTATTCGTTTGCCTCGGCTTATTAGCGGCATCCATCATCATGAGCGCAGCGCCTGTGTTCATCATGGCGTTACTGGATGCTTGAGCATTAGCGTTGTTTATAGCTTTGGCCTCGTTACTTATTTTGGCTTGGTATTCTTGCATTAGGTAATCTGATTGAGCCTGTGTGATTTGCTTAGATGCAACTTGCTCGTTGAGCATGATGCGGTAAGTGATGGCTCTTTGATCGGCCTGTGGCAGTTTAGCAAAGCTTGGATGGTTTTTAGCGCATGCTGCGTTTGTTCCACCGGCTTTATCGGCGCAATCGGTCATAATGCTATTAGCTGCTTGCTGGGCGGCACAGGCTGATAAGACATTGGCGGCAAATAAAAAAATAATAAAATTCCTCATTTCCTGCTCCATTTTACATGGAACCTAGCATTATAGAATTGATTAGCAAAGCTCTGGAAAAAATATAAAAAAATGCAAGACCTCTCAACCATCTACGCTGAGTTTGTAGCGGCGTATCGTGATGAGCCGGTTTTGTTTGTCACTGAGGTTCTTGGCGCTGATCCATTACCCTGGCAGCGTGAGTTTTTAGCGTCGATTGCTAAGGGTGAACGGCGCATATCTGTGAGAGCTGGTCACGGTGTTGGCAAGTCTACTGCCTGTGCCTGGGCGCTTCTCTGGCACATGTTTACTCGCATGCCTCAGAAGGCTGTTTGCACTGCCCCGACGGCTGGGCAGTTGTTTGATGCTTTGTTTAGTGAAGTAAAGCATTGGGCGCAGAAGCTGCCTAAGCCTTTGCGAGATACGATTGAGATATTCAGTGATCGAATTGTTCAAGTTGGTGCGCCAGAAAGTAGCTTTATTTCTGCTAGGACGAGTTCTGCCGAGCGGCCAGAAGCACTCGCTGGTGTCCACTCCGAGAATGTTTTGCTTATCTGCGACGAGGCCTCCGCTATACCCGAGGCAGTTTTCGAGAGTGCCGCCGGCTCGATGTCTGGGCATTCCGCGACGACCATTTTAATTGGAAACCCGACCAGGAATACGGGGCTATTTTTCAAAACTCATCATCAGCTGAAGGGTGATTGGAAAACCATGCATGTTAGTTGCATGGATAATCGCCTTGTTAGCCAAGACTTCGTAAACCAGATTGCGGCGACGTATGGCGAGAACTCGAATGCTTATCGTGTTCGTGTCCTTGGTGAGTTTGCGCTTAAAGACGATGATAGTCTAATCCCTGCCGAGCTAGTTGATGCGGCAATGACGCGGGATGTTGTTTCTGACCCTCAAACGTCGATTGTGTATGGCGTTGACGTTGCCAGGTTCGGCTCTGACAGAACTGTGATTTGTAAGAGGCAGGGTAATATCGTTCTCAGTTTCAAGCACTGGTCTGGTGAAGACTTAATGGGAACGGTTGGCCGAATTGTTCATGAAGCTGGCATAGATCATCCCGAAGAAATCTGTGTTGATAGTATAGGTCTCGGTGGCGGGGGGGCTGATAGGCTCCGCGAGCTTGGTTTTAACATCCGTGATGTGAATGTCTCGGAAAGCGTTGCGATGAACCAGAGCGCTGCTCGGTTACGTGATGAATTATGGTTGTCGGCTAAAGAATGGCTTGAGACCAGGGCTGTTCGATTGCCGAGGGATGATGATTTAAGGGCTGAATTAATCGGCCCGACATATTCATTCACATCAAATGGCAAGATTAAAGTTGAAGGCAAATCCGAGATGAAGAAGCGCGGCATGCGCTCACCGGATATTGCGGATGCTTTGTGT